TTATCTCCCAAAATCATCAACCGTTTTATAGAGATTATACTCAATGCTCCCCCAAGGAACGAAAATTAGCAAGGGAGTCCCATCTTTTGCCTTTCTCTGTTCTGTGATCACTCCGACCTGAGTTCCGTTAGGTCCTTTTTCAGATGCGTGATACACGGGTCCACCAGAAGATCCCCCAGGAACAGTACAACCAGGTATCTCTAGCTCTGGATATTTCGATATTCCCCAAAAATGCCTGCCTTCACCTTGACAAGTGAAAAGTGGAGTATTGTTAAATCCACTTAAGTTTTTATAGCCAAATGCTTGATAATGTAGCCCTGACTTCCCTAATGAAAAGCTAGGCGTTTGAGCTCCCGCCTTATCAGCAAGATACTCTTTCTTGCCGTACCAATCATTAAGTGGCCTAAACTTAATGAAAGCTGCATCATGTCCACGGTCTTCTTCATATCTCCATACACGTGGGACTTGATAATAGATAGCTCCCCAAGTTAATAAAGGTTTATTCACACCATCCCATGCAGGTATAAAAACTACACGAGTTGACCATTCTCCTTTTTCATAGAGGCAATGTGCAGCGGTTGCGACGATGCTTTTTGAATTGGATTCAATTGACGCGCCTGTACAAGAGTATTGGCGACCGCCAGCATCAAAATATATCCGGCCTATCCAGTAAACCGCCTCATAGCTTCCTTGATTGTTAATTTTATTTTCTCTAAAATACTCTTTAGCGCTCTTTTCAACGCTCGAATCTTGTTCTGAATCTAATGGTATTGCCGAAGCAATTCTTTCTGGAGTCCAATAGCGCTGAGCTTCTTCTGCTTCTTGATCAGAGAAATTAATGCCTGATCCAACATCATCTTCTGATAAGACATGGCTGCCAGTCATTCTGTTTTTAAATGGAACTTGGTCCTCTTGAGATTTAGCTATACTAAGAGAAGGAACTAACGTCATACTGAAAATTCCTAATAGACCTAAAGATAACTTATTTAATTTTATTATTCGCATTTTCTTTTCCTTAAATTTTAATTGAGATTAAATGAAATAAATCTTACTATTTAAATAATAATTTAATTTCACGTTTCCACTCTAATTCATTTCTCAGGAGAATTTATTGAACTCCATTGCAAATATATTTATTAGCCCACGCCGCTAGTTCACCGCCCGCAGCACACCTCCCAACGCAGCGCCTAAAACGGCGCCGAACAGATGAGCGATCAGCGCAAGCAGCAGCGTGATACCGACATCAGCAGCCTGGTCGTGGAGGAATAACACCAACTGGCACCGATCATCACTGGCCGACAGATCAGCCCCGCCGCCGCCGTGTTGGCCACCTCACCCGCAACAGCAGCCAACAGCACCGCGCTGGTGATGCCGATGGCACGCGCAACACGCCGCGCCAATAGCGCCAGGCCGACAACATTGCCAAACAGGTGCGCGTTGCTGGTGTGGGTTAAGAGCGTGATCACCGTGACGCCACCCCCAACGCAATGCTGGCGTTGAAATTTCCAGACATCCTTTCCCCCGGCCATAGATCCAGCACGGGCGGTGCCGTGTCTGGACTGACGGGGACGGCGGCGGCAACGAGCAAGCGCAGATTGTCCGTGGTGGCCAGCGATTGAATCTCCCAACCAGCCGACACCTGCGCCGTGATGGTTGACGAGGGAGCGAGGTTCAGCGTCGCCGCGGCGAGCACCACATCACTCAGGGCGACCAGCGCACCAAGAGACGGCACATGCACTTGGTGACCGCCCTCATGCGTCCACGATGGCAGCGCGCCTGTGATCCGTAATGGGTGTGACCCTGTATAACTGTGATAGCCAACGATGAGGCGGGCGTTGTCGCGCTGACCCCAGGTATCGACGCGACCGGCATCACTTTTAAAGGCGCGCTGTTGGTAGATCGATAAGCAGTGATCGTAGTACTGCCCCGCGTAGCTTGTTGGGCCAGACGCCACAGCCACCAGCGTAAAGCCGGACGGAATGACCGTCAGCGCAGCGCGATGCATCACAAAGGCCAGCACCACATCACCATCGGCAAGGATGGGTGGCACGGTTTGTGTCGTGCGTGTCCCTACCCCAGGGACGAAGCCCGCCCACTGCGTGAGCACCGCAGGGATCCGCTTCACCCGTCGCACACGTGCGTTGAAATCACCCAACACCGCAACACCCCCCAGGCACCGCCTCAGTGAGGTGAGGTGCTGTCAATGCTCGAAGGGACACCGGGGGCCGGATCATCAGAACTTCCCCGTCACCCCGAAGATATCCAACGTGCTCCCCACCGCCGGTGCAGTCACTGCGGCGACTTTCCAGGTATGGTTTTTCTGCATGTAATGCACACGGTTGCCGTTGACGTCATGCTGGAATAATCCGGCTAACGCCACCGTATTACGGCAATCGGTCGTGGTGCCCGCGGCGGCACTGACGCTGCCCACTAGAACGTCTACGTGGGTACCGGCGATCTGCACATAGAAATTCACCACGATAGCGGCAGCGTCGGTGTTACTAATTTGCAAGGCACGCAATTCTTCGTCATCGCCGCGTTCACTGCCGACGGTAAACAGCGTGACCTTGCCTCCTGCACCGGTGGCGTGACTGATCTGCGCCGCAAAGTTACCGACGCTTTGCACAAAGGATTGTTTACTGGATTTGGCCATGCGTTAGAGTCCCCCTCCAAAAAAGTAGTCATCGTTGCCACCCCCACCGCCTCGGAGGGCGATCCCGTCCCCCTCAGCGGGCCAGGCGCTGCCGTCGTACACGTAAATCAGCCCGTCCTCGCTGACCACATAGGCCGCACCCGCAGTGAGCGGCGCGTAATCGGCCACCACACCGGCGAGCACAATGCCAGCGCGTGTGTTGGTAATTACACCGTTGGTGATATCGATCCCGGCCCCGCCCTCGTACACCGGGACACTGAGCACCGGCACGTCGGGGTTGCTCACATCAATCGTGACGCCGCGACCGGCATTGGCCGCCCCCAGCGGCGTGCCCGCCTTCATATAAGGCAGATCATTCCAGGCGGTGAGACCATCACCGATCTTCAATTTCCCCGTGTCGGTTTCTAAACCGAATTCGCCGCCGAGCAGCCGCTCATTACGCAGCCTCCATGTCGCCGCACGCCCGCGACGCACCACAAAGCGGTATTGCAGGGTGTCAGCCATCCAGATTGCCTCCATCCACAATAACGCCCTCAAACACCGGCAATGCCTCGGCAGCACTGATCGTACTGTCCTGCGGCGGCGGATCGGTCGGTGTGTACACAAAGACATGGCGATGCGTGTACAGACTCGTGCCGCCGTTGTCGATGCTCCATAGCTCCAGCGTCACCTGACCGGTGGTGTTGAGTGAGACGGTGGCGCTGTCGGCACCCATTCTGGTGTTCTCGACCAGCAGCGCCCCGCTGCTGTCTGTGAAGCGCAGCCCGTAGCGCTGGTTGCGGGGCAAGGTGACACTGCCCATGCGGTCGTCAACCAATTGGTCGGCCTGGGTGAGGCGCGCCCGATGTGCCCACGTCACCACGAACTCCCCAGACACCGCCTCAGGCCACTGCGCGGCGGCAATGGTCACCTTCCCAGGGGGATAAGGCCGCGCAGCGCGTCCTATGAACGTCACCTGGAGTGCGGCAGCAGCGGCTAGCGACAGCTGCGCACTGCCGGTATTGGTCAGTAATGCCACGTTGACCGTTTCGCCGTTGACATACTCGGTCAGATCAGCCGCAGCATTCTCTTCGTAGAACCAGATGCGCTCACCGGCTGCATGGATTGCAGCAACCGTGTCACCACAGCCGCGCCCCAGGGTGATGCGCAGCTCACGACCGACAGGCGTGATGCGATCCACGCGCACGATTTCGCTCCCCCACAGTGCGGCGCTGCCAATGGCCACCTGGTCGAGTCGATACGGATCGGTGAGGCTAAATTCGGTCGCAATGCGCGTGACATCACCGGCAACGATCCGTGCGCAGGGGCACCACTCACCATCACCGGCCACCCGATACACACCGGTGCCAGGGTCAACGTGCAGCGTGTAATTGCGGCTAGTGGCCGGATCGTGTGCGACGGCGAGCAGATAACTGGCGTCCGCCGACAAGGCGCTCAGATCGCGACTGGGCAACGCGCGCACCAACGCAATGTAGGGCGCTTCAAAGACGTGCTGTGAGGTGATCGGCAGCGGCGGTTGCGCGGGCACGGCCCCACGACTAGCCGCCATCTCCACACTGGAGGACACAGGGAGGCTGTAAATATCCTGCGTCAATAACAGCGTGATGGCACCGCTTTTCAGCGAGCCGCTTTGGGTGCTGCCGACAATGCACACCATGTCAGCAATGCCGCGTTTGGGACACTGCAAACGCACGTACTGATTCAGCCGCAGCGCATAGGCAGCACGTGTGGTTTTCAGCGCGAAAGTGCGCAGTGGGGTGGTGCTGGCACGCAGTTCCCGTGCGGCAATGCGCAGCGCCAGTGATGCGGTTGGAATTTCCGGAGAGTCAATCGTCTGGTGAATGACACCATAGGTCTGTATCAGCGCCAGATCCTGCACCGGCGGCGTCGTGATGTCGGCTTTCTGGTTGGGGTCAAAATACGTGACCGACACACTATTGACCGCATTGTCAAACACCGAGGGATGTTCCCTCCATTCCAGGATGTCATCGTCGGTGAGGATCGGCAGCGCCTCCAGCGTATAGAGGCCGTTAGCAATGTCCAGGTGCAGCTTGCCGTCCGTGCGATCGCGCGACACGCTACACCCGCCGAGCCGTTGAATGCGGGTGCTAAAGGCATCGGCTGATTCAGCCGCTGGATCAAAGGAGGTACAGATGCCAAATCCCTCACTGTGGTACCAGTCGGCCCCTGCGCGGAAGCTGGCCGCGTCGATCCCATCCAACGGCTCGCGGCCCATCTCAGCGTTAGTGTTGGCATAGTAGAGAACGTGCGCGACGTTCATCGCCAATAAGCCCGTAAAGATCGCCGCGCGGATGAGGCCTGTCATGATGGCCGTATCACCGCCCTGCACCACGGCCGACGTCGTCCCGGGGACGTTGTGGACCATATCGGTATACGTGGTGTCGGCCAGATCGATAGTGATGCCGTAGCACCGCAGGTGTGCCACCTGATCCACATCCGCACGCGCGGCCTGGGCGTTGGTGGCTGATGGCGGGTCCGGCTCGCCATCGGTCACAAAAAATGCCACGCGGACCGCATTGGATGGCGCCGCGGCGTAAAAGCTGGGCATGTCCATCGTACCGGCGGGGAAATAGGTGCCATACAGCGCCTGGCGGGCGCTCACCCATGATTTCAGTTCAGCAATGCCCTGTGCAGTGCAGTTGCGCCGTAGGAGTGTTTGGCGATGATCTGGGGCCAGCATGATGTCCACCGCGGTGCCGCTGGCGATGGATTGCCCCAGCTGATCAAGCACCGCGTTGAGCGCGGTTTTCATATTCTCCAGCCGCGACCGGCCATTGCCGCCGACATCGTCCATGGAGCCGGACAAGTCGATGGCAAAATACACCGCCACACGGGGCGCCATCTGCATCCCGATCGCCGCTTTTTCTGGATACCAGCAAGCATCATGATCCCAGCCCTTGAGGATTCTGCGGATCTTGTAGCTAGCCGGTCGTGGATACGGATTCATCGCCCCGTACTTGCCGCCCTTCCACACCACCGTGGCAATCCCCCGCCACGCGGGCACCTGGGGGCCGAGCGTGGCAAGCAGATAACGGTGAGGCATCTGGTCGGCCTTACCAAACAGCACGTCCATATCACCCACAATCCCGCCTTGATCTTTCTCTCCACCGAACAGGTGGGGCGCATCCACATGAATCGTGCCGGTGTCCGTGAGCTCCCCCGACCAGGCAGCACGCTCCCCACCACGAAATTCCAGGAAGGCATCCAACGGGCCAACACCAAGCCCGTGATGGAACATCGGCAAATACCAGTAGCCGACGGTGGCCTTTTTCGACTTACCGCCCATCAATGCGCCCCTGCTCGCACTGCTGCGCCCACGCCACCAATGCGTTCGCCAGTGCATCCTTGGTTGCAGACAACGTCTCGGCAGCGATGCCGTTGCGTACAAAGTCACTCCAATCCAAGCCATGATCCATGAAGAACTGGCGCGCCCCACCGCGGCAAAAACCAGCACGGCGGCTGAAATGAGGGATCGTGAACAGATGCTTGGTGGTGACGGTGAGTCCGCTCATTTCTTCCCACCCTTTGTTTTGATGGGAATCGTCCCCTGCATCTTCCAGGCCAGAATGAATTCATCCCCGACCCAAACAGTGCCAAAGTGATGTTTCACCGCTTGGCCGTCTTGAACGGTGGGCACCTGCGCCTGCTGTGGTTTGACCGGCTCTGGTTTTGGGCGCAACGCCGCCGACACGTAGGCCGCCACAACCGCAATCGCCAGTTGCCACACCCACCAGTAGACGGCCTGTGCGGGCGCGCCGTGCGGTGCGGGTAGCGCCGCGGCCACGCACACGCGCACCAGCTGCACAATCAGCACCAGCACGCCCAGGCCCAGCGCCCAGTGCTGGGCGCAGACGCCCGATGGTGTGTCGTACCACCAGTAGCGCAGGCGCCATCTCCAGAGGTGATACCAGCGGCGCAGGCGTGCAATCAGCCCCATGACATGGATACCCCGTCGGGCGTGTGGAGCGGACGATAGACCGCCCCGCCGAAGTGAATGGTGTTGCCCCGCGCTGCACAGGCGTCCCAGGTGCGTGGGCACGTTGGGAGCACTGTGACGGCATCATTCACGACGGGGTTGGGGCCACCAGCACTCAGGGTCAGCGTGGTGCTGCCCAGGGTGTGTGAGGCGATGCTGCGGCGGATCAGCAGACCGTTGGCGTCCGTATAGGTCAGGGTGCCGCCTTCCAGTGAATACGCCGCGCTGGCAAATGGTGCCGCAGTGAGTTGCAAGCCAGCAACGGCAGAGAGTGTGCCGCTCACTCCACTGCCGGAGAGCACCACGGTGATGCTGCTGCCCTCCTCCAAGCCGGTGACATCACTGAGTACCAACGCCGAACGTGTGGTGTAGGTGACTGACCAGGCGGTTCCACTGTGTGCATCGTGCAGGCCGCTGGCGTCGTCCCAACGGAAGCCGGAGGAGGAACCACCGGCAGCCTGTGACACCCAGTCATAGGCGTGATAGGCCTGCATGATAGTGGCCGTGCCTTGCCGCGCTTGGGCCACGCTCCAGTGGCACACGCTGCCAGCGGTGATTCCCTCGGTCGTGTTGAGCCCCACTACGATGCCAAAGAGTCCCGTCACGGTGCCGTGGTGTGCAACGCCATCGGCGGCGGTCCAGTGCAACACGGTCCCCAGGGCAATGTAGGTCACGTGGGTGAACCTGACATGGAATCCAACAACAGAAGCGACGGTTCCAGAGTGCGGTACCTGCGCCTCATACGTCCACGTCGCGACTTGACCGACCAGCGACGCCAGGTGAGCAGCCATGTCAGGGACCAGGACGTGTGCGCCCTGCGGCGGATCGGTGGAGAGTTGTTCGAGTCTGGCAACGCGACCCGTCACGCGATGCGCACCAGGGCTGAGGTTGCAGCCACGCAATCCGGTGGAATAGACCGTCTTCCAGCAGTTGCTCTGAAACTTTGCGCCCTGATTGCGTGCCAACGCAATGCTGCTGTGGGGGGCGCAGGTGAGTTCCATTTCAGTATCGCTCAACCTGGGCTGAATCACCCGACCCACCCACTCCACCTGCGGCGGATCCGTATCGCCAACATGCATCACCATGCAGACGACACGGATGACATCCACCGGATGATACGGACGCCATTGATTCCCTAATGCCTGGGTCACTGGAAGCGGATCGGCAGCAGGGTTCAGCAGATACGGGAAGGTGATGGTGATCTGATCTTTCTCGCGCTCGGTGGTGTGTTGGATGTCGCTACGGTCTATGCGTGCGGCCAGGTAGGTGAAACCGCCGCTGACGATGTCGCGGTCGCTGTTGGCAAAGCGCCAAGTCAGGTGCTGGCGGGTGAAGACGAACAGGCGCACTGGACGTCCGGTGAAGCGACCCAACTCAAAAGCACTAAAGCTCATGATGCAGCTCCCTCCACACGATCTGGCACTGCGCCACCTGCGGACCGAAATAGCGCAATACCGCAGTGTCTGCGTCCTGCACGCTGAAGGTGATAAAGCTGATCATCTTCACTTGGGTGAGGGTGAATGCGGCGGGCAGCCGGCTGTCCAGGGTCAGGCGCTCTATTCGGCTCCCACGTGATGTGACGGCAGTGATCCGGCGATACCACACCGCACCGTTGTACAGCGCGATACGGATGTCGCGACGGTTGGCCTGGAGTGCGCCACTGGGGGTGGACAGCAGCGGGCCGACGATATCGATCGTGCGTTGTCCGGCACGCACATCGGCGGCCAATGAGAGGTCATGGATCCAGCTAGGCACCCACAGCGGCGCCCAGCGTCCGGCCAGGGCAAACAGGATGCTGCGGAACGTGAGGATGGCGGCAGTCTCATCCGGTGCGTATTGCATGGTGGTGGTGCCCAGCGCCACGCCTGCGGTGTCGGTCATCCAAGGGGTGGAGATGGTGTCGTCCTGCACGTGGATGTGCCGCTGTGGCACCCACACCGGATCAGACGTCCAGACAGGGGGCAAGGTATCGAACACGGGGTAGCCACGGTAGGTGGTGCCGGGGATCGCTGCACTACTGTCTAAGGGGTCTTCCAGGCGGAACTGTAAGGACACCAAGGCCGAATCATCGGCGGTAAAGCGGCCCACCTGGGGAGGCTCGGATAACCGGCCCAGCCGCACGGGATACAACGTGGTGCCCACGCCCCAGGAGAAGGACAGCCCCGTTGCCAGGGTGAGCGTCTCCTCCCCCAGGGCCGTGATGCGATGCACCTCAGAGTGGCGCGGATCGGGGCCGACGATCAGCACATGACCGCCCACGGTGAAGCGAGCGCCCTGCACCGCGACAACCAACGTTGTCGCGCCCGCCACCGCCGTCACGGCCAAGGCGCGTGCATCGATCGCAATCGGCACCCACCACCGCGCGGCGCTATGGGCACGCAATAGCACGTCCATCCAGCGGCGGGAGGCCCCTGATTCCAGTGCCGAGAAGCGCAGTGTGGCCCGCGGTGACTGTCGCAGACGGCGGTGCTGCGTGCCGCCGGTCGGTGCCTGGAGCACGTCGGTGAGCCAGTCGAATGTTTCGGTGTATTCCCCCCCGGGGGCGAAGGTCCAGGCGACAGGATCAGCCATGAATAGCCCCCCGGTTGCGCCGCACGTGGGAGACGATCACTTTTTCACCCGCCGCCCCGGCCATGGCATTCGCCAGTTCGTCCTCACCGAACACAATAATGTTATGGATGGGGCCAGGCGCGCTCTGCCCTGCGTTGAGGCGTGTTTGCAGGGCCGCCTCCTGCTGTTTGGTACGCACGATCTCACCGCGCTTCAAGATGGCGGGGATCTCGTCATGCTGCAGGCCAGCCACACCGCCGCTGTGGTAGCGCGGCGCCGTGCCAAACAGCAGTGGATTAATGGTGTTACGGTGCAGGCGTAACGCACCCGCCCTGCCGCCGCCGTGGGCTAAAGCGACCTTTGTACCGAGCAATGCGCCGATACGGGAACCCCCACCAAGGGAGGCCATGATATTGCTGATGGCTTTGAGTGCCAGCTCCCGCGCCATCATCTGCGCAACGCCCTGCAGGAAGCTGCGCACCATGTCAGTAAAGGCGTCTTTAAAGGATTTGGCACCCTCAATCAGGTCGTTGAAGAAGCCGCCCAGCGCGCCGCTGCTGATGTCTTCCAGGTGGCTGCGCCACACCTGTTGGCGGGCGGTAACTTCGGCGATGGCTTGGTCAATCTGTGCCAAGCCCTGCACGGCATCAGTGACGTCCTTGCCGTCGGCGCGCATGCTGTCCAGATAGTGCTGTTGCTCCGTGCGCAGGGCGCGCAGCGTTTCAAGGGCCTGGGTGCGCAGGGTGTTGAGCTGGCGCTCCCCTTCTGCCATGCCCAGCAGTCCGGCATTGACCTGGGCGCTGATGGAGCTTTCATGGGTGGCTAGGTGGCTGGTGATGCCCGAAAGCCGGTGCCCGAAACTGTCGGCGATCTTTTGATTCAGCGCTTCCTGCGCTTTGAAGCGCTGCCTGCCCATGTCAATGGCGACCTGGGCGCGGTCACGTTCCAGGATGGCGATTTTTGCTTCAATCTGCAGGCGCTTACCCGATTCTGTGGCCAGGGCTAATTCGGCACGGGCTTGCTGGATCTGCAGGTCGATCAGCCGTTGCTGCAAGGTGATCCGTTTTTCATAGTAGGCAGTGATCGCAGCGGCGCTCTTGTCGGCGTCTTTGATGTCTGAAAACTGCTGGTCGAGCGCGGCGATGGCGCGCTTGACTTCATCTTGCACCAGCGATGCCGCCGCAGCGATGGCGGCGAGCTGGTCCCTGGTATCGTTTTTATGGGCGGCGTTGCCATCCTCTCCAGCAAGCAGGCGCCTGACTTTATCTAACAGACCTTGGGTGGCGGTACTGGCACGGTTGGCTGACTGCTCCACGCCCTTGGTCTCGCTTTCTATGCTGCTAAAAAGTGCGGACACGCCATTGAGAATGTCGCGCGCAGATTCAAAGACGCCCTGTTTTGCTGCAGCGAAGCCTCCAATAATCCCGTTTTTCATGTCAGCTAAGTCGGCTTGACTTTGTCTGGCACGCTGCGCGGCACCGCTCAGATATTCATTGAAAACATCCAGGGGGTTGCGGCCCGATACGAGTCCTTTGACCGCATCCCCCAGCAAACGGAAGGAACCCACCAGGGACTGGGTGATGAACTTGCCGACGTTGAACGCGGTGGTCCCCAGGAAGGCCAGAACGTTGACGATGCCTTCAATGACATTTTTGACGATGATGCCAGCGGCAACGACGACCTTAAATGCCGCGGCCAGCGCCCTGCCCCCGGTGGCGGCGCTGTGGGCTGCTTCCCCGGAGTCATTGAGTGTTTTAACGATGGTGGTCAGCACGGGAAGCAGCTGCTGGGCGGCGATGTTGAACATGCCGGTCGCCTGGGACTTGAGCAGTCCCAGTTGGTCGCTGAAGTGGCTGGCGGCCTGGGCGGCGTGCGTACTCATGACATTGCCGGTGGCTTCAGCCTGGTCGCCAAATTCCTTCAAACCTTCCTTGCCCAGGTTCAGGACGGGGATCAGCCCTGGCCCCATGCGGTTGCCGAATAGCTTGGCGGCCAAGGCGGCTTTTTCGGCGCCATCAGGAAGCTGTGCAAACACATCGGCCAGATCGCCGAACACGTGGCTGACGTCGCGGGTGTTGCCAGCGGCATCTTTTAGGGAGATGCCCAGTTTGTGGATGATGCTGTCGCCGCTGATGATGTCCTTGTTGAGCCTGCCAATGCCCTTGGCAAGGGTTTCCACGTCAACGGAGCTGGATTTGGCCGCATAGGCCAGTTTGCTGATGTTCTCGGCGCTCACGCCAGACATTTGCACAAACTTGTCCATGCGATCCATCTGACCCAGGGCAGTGAACACGCCGCGGATCGCTGTAGTGACGGTCTGCACGCCGATGTAGGCACCGGCAAGGTTGCCCAGGGCCTGCCGTACCGAATCAATGCCCTTGGTCCAGCTGGCGGTCTGCGGCGCCGCGCTGGAGGCGGCGGCTTTGACTTTAGCGAGTTCGCCGCGCAGCAGGCCCAGGCCCTGTTTGATGTCGGCCAAATCCGCCGAGATGCGTACCCGTAAGTTAGCGCCGCGAGTGCTGGCCATTTAGAGATCCTTCTCCATCGCTGCGATGTAGCGCTCAAAGTCGCCCTGAGCGTATTGCGCCGCACGTAGGGTGATGGCGGCATCACGCTGCCGACGTACGGCGGCGCGCCCTGCGGCGTGGCTGAAGGCCCGTAGCTGTGCCAGGGTGTAGCCTTTGATCTCGGTCATTGAGTGGCCGTGCTCAATGAGGTGTTGGACGGTATCGGCCCAGTCCCATTGGCCAACGGGACGGGCGTGCCCCGTTGGGCTGTGAGCCGGTGGGTAAAAAAATCACGATTCACCGCAAAGATCGCTTGAACCAGGGTGATGAACTCCGCCGGATCCCCTGCCTGGATCCATTCGATCGGCTTATCCGTCAGCAACGCCGCGGCGGCAATGGCAGCGTCACCATGCTCGGCAATGAGGGTGAGCAAGGCATCAAGCAGTGCGGCATCCGCCTGCGGCAAGGTGTCCAGGGGGACGTCCAGCAAGGCATCAAGCAGCGGACGAGTGAGCCGGATGAACTGTGGCAGTTGACCAATGGTGAGTGGCCGGATGGACAGCGACTCACCACGAAACGGCACCCGATGCGGCGGTGGGTCCAGGAGGTCCAGTGTGTCGGGCGTCATCATGCCACCACCACCACTTGAAAGAATTTCGACAGGCCGGAGGCTTGGGTGGTATCGGCCAAGAGCGAGCCGGAAACGTCACCGGCCCCGTAGTCCTCCCCCAGCAGCCCGAGTGTGGACAGGACGCCGCCGCTGATTTTGTGGGCGATGACACGCACCGGCTTGCCGCTGCGTGCTTCGTTCATGCCGGTGAACACCAGGGTGTATTGCTGGGCGGCATGCACGAATGCTTCGGTGACGGTGTGTCTGGCAAAGGTGTAATCCACCTGGATGTTCGGCGCCCCAGGCTCTGGGATGGGAATTGCGCTCTCTAAAGGGATGGTGAGGCCGCCGTGTTCCAGGAGGTAATCCTCGCCTGCGGTGTAGGGGGTACCGCCCCCAGAGGGTTTGACCGCGGTGATGGTCGCGGCGATTTTCGCCAGCGGTGTCCAGCCTCCGGCATAGCCCACCACGGGTTCGGCGGTAACGGTGCCCAGATCCGTCACTGTGGAGGTACCACGCAGGAAGCGGGCGAAATTTTCGGCGCTGAAGTCGTGGAAGGTCAGGGTGAACTGTACGTCGTTGACACGGTCAATGCGGTTGCGGATGCCGCCCCCTGGGTTGGTGAAATCCTGAAGCTGGAGGGTATTGACCTGCGGCGAGAATTCCAGTTTGGAACAGTTGCCAATAGGCAGAAAAGGGGCGGCGGCGCCGTGTTCCTTGATGAGGACTTGGCCGCTGCCTACGTAGCTGTAGTCGGTGTGTGTCATGGCTGGTGCTCTGTTGATGATGGTGCTGGGTGATGGATAGGGATGTGGCTGATATAGGTGATACAGACGCCGATCCAGCCAATGGTGTGCTGCGGGGGGATGAGTGGCTCTGCGGTCTGGTACTGAGGGCAATGAAAGCCGACAGGAAACTGGGCCTGCTTGGCGTTCATGGCGGTTTCGATGTCGGTCGTGATGGCATCCAGCCGCGCTTGTGCATCACTGAAACTGACGGGCACTTTGGCGATCACTTGGAAGGTGGTCAGGCGGTGGGTGTGGGTCAGGGCCGCAATGGTGGCGCGTTCCTGTCTAGTCCAGATCACGGTGATGCAGGCGTCTGTTGTTTCACCCAGCACAGGCGCTGGCTCCCGGGTGAAGGTGCGACCAACATCGGTGAGGTAGCCTGCGGCGGTGGTGATCTGTGTGAGCACGGCCTCAACGCTGGAGAGTAAGGTGGCGCGCGGGCTGTTCATGGGCGCACCGCCCACTTGCTGAGTGATGCGTCGCTGCTGTCCACGCGCTGCGCCAGGGTGTAGGTGGTCTGGGCCAGGGTGAGGGTGGCGTTGGGTTCCGGTTCGATCTGGTCACGGCGAAAGGTAATGAAGGTGCTGTATGCAGAGACCGGCATCAGGTCATCCCCAAACTGGAGAACGCCGTGATCCACCAGCACCTGCACTGGGGTGATGACGCCGCGAGGGGAGGTGTAGGTGGCATCAATGCCGCCCACAACATCGGCCCAGGCCTCGAAAAATGCGGCGTCAACCGCGTGTTTAAAGGTCGCTTCGCTCATGCCTTTCCTCGGTATATGGAGGTGTCGAGGGCTTTTTGCAGTTCACGGTTGAAGTAAAACGGCATCATTCTGTCCCACTCTTTTTGGGCCAGGCCGAAGATGTTGTAGCGCGGGGTGTAGTGCACGTAAGTGGTGAAAATAAACATGCTGCGTGCGGCGCTGCCGCTGCCGCTGCCGAAGGTGACACGTTCGTAAATCCCGGGGCGCAGGCGCCCGCGTTGTTCTTTGACGACAAAGTAGCTGCCGCCGCCGCCCCGCTGGCGTTGGCGTTTCAGACGGCGTGCTTTGCGTTCGGGGGTTTCGTTGGAGATGTATCCCGTCTCTAGGCCAGCACGCAGCTGGGAGAGGATCTGCCGCACCTGGCCCACGTTGACGTTGCCGTAGCGGTCCCGGGGCGCGCCATCGCCAGGGACGGCAAACATGTGGCGCGGCATGATCTGCATGGACATCAATAAGCGTTCCATCGCTTTCAGGCGACGCGTGCCCCCTTCGACCTGGGGCAGTAAGTAGGTGGCTGGGGGTGTCCCTTTGAAGGCTTCATCGCGCAGGAAAATCTCAGCCCACAACGTTTGTTTGGTCGCTTTTTTGTAGAGGGCCGCATTGATGGTTAAGGAGGTGGGGCGATCAAAGACGCGCAAGGCGGTGCGTTTCCAGGTGTCACGGATCTGGAAGGCGGTGGTGTTGCAGGCTTGCACGATGGCAAACGGCAGGTGCTGAGACTCCAGCGCGGTAAAGCGACGGCCCAGCATGGCGTCCGCATCCACAGTGATTTTCAGCAGGTCAGTCATCGCACCCCCTGATGGGCCGTGCGCACCTGGGCACGGCATGTGGCCTGGGCGTTGTATTTGTTGATTTCGTCAATGTACAAGCCGATCACTCTGCGAAAGACGGCGAAGATCTCTGGTTGTTCATTTGGAATCGGCGGCACTGGCAGCGGGGGGAGCTGGTCGCAGGCCGCTTCTGAGGGCGCTATTGGCAGTGTCACGGGCGAGCCTAAGCTCGTGCACGATGTCATCGGCAATGACGCTGCAATCAGTAGGGACGCGAATAATGCGGATATGTCTGGCGCTTTCATCGGTGGCAATCCTGTTGTGAGTGACTGCTGTGGCAACGCTGGTAATGGCGTGGGTGCCGGCGGCGGCAACGGTGGTGTGGATGGCGTCGTGTTGTTGCATGGCCTGTTGCAGTGCGGTGTTCTGTTGTGCAATCTGGGTTTGGATGCCTAGGCGTTTCCCGTAAAAGAACGCGCCCAGGCCGGTGCTGATCCACAGCAGTAATGCAACGATGAGCAGGAAGGGGAGAATGGGCATCACGAGGCCCTGCCTTCGCACAAGGCGCGTTCATCGGCACGGCGCAAGACCAGGCCACGCACTTCGCGACCTCCGGCATGTTTCCAGCGGTCCAGTTCGGCGCAGGCGCCGGGCCAGTCATTGGCTAAGGCTTTACGTTGTAGGGTGCTGCCGCAGACAACTTTAGGGCCGAGGTTGAAGGTGGCGGAGACGAGGGAGGCTTCGATGTGGGGCAGCATGGGGACGCTGATGCAGCGCCGCACGTAACCATTGGCTTCACGCAGGTCGGCTTGGAGCAGGGCATCGCACTCGGCCTCGGTGTAGGTTTTGCCGACGACGACATTAGCGCCCGTATGGCCGTAGCACACGGTCCACACGCCCACGATGTCTTTGTAGGGACGATGTTTCAAACCCTCCCAGTACGCGACGAAGGGCGTGGCAATCGCTAAGACGAGCGTTGCGCCTTTGAGACCCTTTTCAACCAAGGGAGCAATGTGGCGCAGTGATGGACGCGTTCTAGGCATGGTCAGTGCTCCGTTGCCGTTTCATCTTTTGATGCTTCCAGTCCACCCGCCATTTCCACAGCAGGTAAGCCACTTGCAAGACGATGTAGACGCCGGAGATCCACTCAATGAGGGTCGATTCGGTGAGCACGGCCATACTCGCCGACACCGTCGAGTTCACGGTGGCCAGACCAAGGGCGCTAGCGATTTTGTGATTAATGGGCTGATTCCTAAACATGGCTGTGGTTTTTCCGTCACTGACTCAACATCCCCACACTGCCTTGACCGCAGTGTGGGATTCCAAACGCATCAGGTCTGCCAGCGGCCACAGCCTGGGAGTAATTTGACTTTGACTTTCACCGCCGCCGCCAGCGCGGTTTCAACCGCAAGGCAGCTGTTGATGAGGTCGCCCTTTTCAGGGGAGCCGCCGGTCAATGCTTCATGGGTGCTGACGCTCCACGCCGGTCGGCTCCCCTCGCGGATCCCTGTGCCCTTGGCTTTGGGTAATTCAAAAATGCCTTCATGAGCAAGTTCACCGCTGTCACCGGCATTGATGGTGTTCAGCGCCACACACAGTTCTTCACCGAACAGCACAACGCTGCCAGATTTAGTGGCCGTCGGTGCGGTGTAGGTCAGGTGTTTTCCAGGTTTGATGAAGTTATTCGCCATGATGAGGTCCTCAATGCAGTCGTTGCGTCGATGGAAGGGGCTGGGAGGCAGCCCGTTGTAGTGCTAGGGAAATCAGGTGCCACTGGTGCGCGTGGCTCCTCTCCAGCCGACGGCCGCAACGCCGTAGCGGTGGACGACTTTCCAGCTCAGGCCGTCGGTCCGGAAGTTGGTGTCTTGTTCCAGGGTCGGAGTGTGGACGCCGTTGAGAAACGCGACTTCAATGACCGGTTCCAGGGTGGGATCGGCGAAGGTGTACCAGGCGTTTTCTTTGAGGCGCGGGGAATCAACAACGTCGCTAAACAGGCCACGCACCACGTTGGGTTTACGCTGCTGTTTGCCGGCCTCGTCGTTGTATTCCTGGGCATTGAGTTCGCGTGCTTTGCTGCCCAGGGAGAGGGGGCCAAGCCAGAGGGCGGGGACAATGTCCAGGAAGTCATTACCGCCCACGTCCATTTGCTGGGCCATGCGTTGCCGTGCGGCATCAATGCTTTCGACGGAGAGGGCGGCGGCGACGGGGATGTTGCGATGGTCGGCATGGAACAGGGGTTTGCCGTCGCTCATTCTGGGGCCGTTGCCCGCGTTCAATGCCAGCAGTGCGTAGACGTCTTTTTCAATGGTGCGGGCGGCGGCTTGGGCAAGGCGGCTGGTGGGCCGTGAGAAGGCGCCCAGGTCATCATTGACGAGGACTTCTGGGGTGATTTGGAGGATGCGGCCTTTACGGACGGCTTGGATGGTTTCTTTTTCGGCATCGGAGAGGACGCCGTTTTCGTATTCGCCGTTTTCGTTAACTTTTTTCAGGTCGGAGAAGCCGCCCATGTGGTAGCGGTGGTGGGGGCGGTAGTCGGAGAGGGAGCCGGTGGCACAGAAGCGCATCCAGGTGTAGGACTGGAGGCGGTAGGCCGTCAGCAGCATTTTGTGCATGACGTTCTCCAGGATCACGGGGAAGTCGCCGGTGCTTTGGGCGAGTGCCGTTTTTGAAACTTTCTCCCGATCCAGGCCGCGGGTGTCGATGCCCGTGGCTTTCAGTGATTGTTCGGCCAGGACCCAGAGGGCTTCGTGTGCGGCAGGGTTGTCTTGACGGGCGGCGTCTGCTTCAGGGCCAGTCAGGATGCCCGCACGGGCGAGGATGCCGTCAGCAACACGTTGGCGGCGGGTGGTGTGTTCGTCATGGACAAGGTGGAGATGGTGAATGCCGTGGCGCGGTGTGGCGGCCAATGGCCCAGCCCCCCCGGGCAGGCGTTGCAAGAGTTGGGCCTGGGCGTGTTCGACGCTCAGGCGTGGATTAGCCAGGCAGCTGGCTTCCAGGTCAGGGACGCCTGGGACATCCGCGAAGGCGGCGAAGACATCGCGAATGCGGGCGTTGCGTGCTTCCAGGGCGGTGAGTGGGTCGTCGTTGGCCGCGCTGCCCGGTGTTGGGGGGGGCGGTGGTGTGGTGCCGTGGGGTGGAGGGGTGGGATGGCCCGTTGGGAGGCTGGAGGCAGGGGGAGTGTGGGACGGCGGTGGCGTGGTGCCGGCCTGGGCAAGGATGACGTTCAAGTGGTGTTTCATGGTGGGGTCCTTGATGTGAGTGATGAGAGCGTGTTGTTGGGTGCTGCACAGGCAGGCAAAGGCAGAGGGAGTGACGGTCGCCTGGATGTGGTGGCGCAAGGCGGCAGTGATGGTGTCTTGGGGGTGGGTGGCGATGGCCTGGAGGTAGGACAGCAGTGCGGCGGCGGTGGCGGTCAGGTGTGTCGGCGGGGGTGTGCTGTGGGGCGAGGTCGATGATGGTGTCGGCCAGGCCAGCGGCGATCATGTCTTGGGCCGTCAACCAGTGGTCGTGGCCGTCGTTCAGCATGCGGCGGATGGCTTCGGGGTGGGTGGCGCCGCTGGTGTAGGCGGTGTGCATGGCAGCGGCCATGGTGTCGAGCATGGCGGCGGTATCCCGCAAGTCTTCGGCAAATCCCCAGCCGCCAGTTTGGGGGCCATGAATCATCATGAGCGAGTTGGGATAGACGCGGCGGGTGGTGCCGGCCTGGGCAATGAGGCTGGCGATGGAGGCGGCGACGCCATCAATGGTGACGTGGATGGTGGCCGGATGGGTGGTGAGTGCGTTGTAGATGGCCAGGCCATCGCTCACCACGCCGCCATTGGAGTTGATGCGCACGTGAATGAGGGGGGCGGTGACGGTGGACAGTTGCGCGATGACACTGGCCGCGGTCACGCCGTCCTCCCAAAAGAGGTCGCCGATGGGGCCGTAGAGGAGGAGTTCGGCTTGTTTTGGATTGCTGGCATGCAGCGCCACGACCGATGGGGGGCGGGCCTGGGGGGGCATGGGCGCTGGGGTCATGGGGTCCAGGGGGTCGGTGAGGCGGTGCGTCGGGTGGGTGGTGGAGGTCATGTGGTTGCTGCCTGGGCTTGGGGGACGTCGCCCTCGTCGACGTCTGTGGTCGCGGGAGGGGGCGATGCGGTGGCATTGGGGAAGACGCTGAGGGTTAAGCCGCGTTCGGCAGCCCACTGCTTGTCAATAGACAGTTGTTCCACGGTGTCGTACATGCGGCCACCCCGTTCGGCAATGACGCTGCTCAAGGAGCGCACGCCGGCTTGGACTTGGGCGGTGAGTGCGTTGATTTCTTTGAGTGGATCGATCCAGGGCATGGAGGGCGGCAGGTAGTCGGCACCCAGGGCGTTGGCGAGGGGGACGTTCGGCGGCAGGGTCAGTGCGCCAGAGGTGACGGCGATGGCGATCAGGCGTTCGTAAAGGGGCCGCACCATCTGGGAAATAAATTCGTGGGCCAGCACGCCGTAGGCGCCGTACTGTTCGACCAGTTCTTGGCGTTGGGCGCTGTAGGTGCCGTTGTAATTTTTCGCCAGCGAGGAGAAGGAGATGCGCATCGGGGCGGCGATGGCGCGCAATTGGCCGTCGCGGTAGGACTCCAGGTTGGGGTTGGGCCGTGTGCTGGCGATGGGATCCACTTTCTCGCCTGGGTTCAGGGTGTCAAACACCATGCCGGGCTGGAAGCGCATCATGCGTTGGCCTGTGCTGGGGTATTTGTCGGGGTCGTACTGGGACGGGTCGCCTTTGATGATGACGGCGGCCATGCAGGCGGCAATTTTTGCGGCGATGCGTTCGGATTCTTCGTAGTCTTTGAGGTCTTCAATGCGGGTGAAGGTGGAAGCCAGCAGGCTGATGCCACGGACTTGGCCGATGCGGTCGATGGTGCGGATGTGGCGAATCAGGTGGGAGGGAACCAGCTTTTTCTCAGGCAGCAGGACAGTTGGGTCGCCAGGGTGTTGTGTGTAGATGTAGTAGCCGGTGGCGCGGCCCCAGGCGTTGCGCTGGATGCCTTGGAGGATGTGTTGGGAGGGGTCGTCGTAATCCAGGGGCACTAAATCCGGTTCGAGCATTTCGATGGAGAACGGGACGCCGGAGCCGTGTTGCAATGTGGGCAGGAAGCCGCGGAGTTCTTGGACGAAGGCTTCGCCATCACGCAGCCAGGTGCGGGCCAGCAGGCGCTGGACGCTGGGCCAGTCGTGCATCCAGGTGACTTCAGGGCGTTTGGACCAGGCGTGGTAGAGGGGGAGGATGGCATCGACCAGTGATTCAACCAGGTTGCCGTCGACGTCGCGGGGGGTGGGGACGATGTTGATGCCGCTGGGGCCGATGATGTTCTGGACTAAGGTGGATAGGCCGCCGCTGATGATGTCGTGGTTGCGGTCCAGGTGGCGTGCTTGGTTGCGCAGGGCCACGCCGGTCATGGTCACGATGGTATTGCCGCTGCCAAAGTCGCGGGAGGCTTGGCGCAGGTGGGTTTTTTCGGCGGCTTCATAGGCCTGTCGGTAGGCAACGGCTTTGACGCGGCTCTGGGCACGGGAAGCGGCCCAGGCTGGGGCAAGCTGGAGGAGGCTGCGGTCGAAGGCGGCAACCAGGCGATGCAGGCGCGGGGAGGCGGTGGTCATGGGGTGTCTCCGCCGCTGTCTCTGCGGAAGTCGGCAATGGCAATGCGAACGTGGCCGCCCGTGGAGGGTGCGGCTTCTGCGGCGGCGCGACGCAGCCATTTGTCCAGTTCATCGCTAATCCATTTGGCATCGGCGCGCGTCACTTGGCGCTCGCCATACCGGACGGATTGGCCCAGCAGCACTTTGCGGTAGGCGTCTTTTAGGAGTGCGACTTGGTCGGTAGCAAGGCTCATGTGTTTCTCTGGTGTTGGTTCGGAAGCGCTTCGGCAAGCCAGGTGATGTAGTCGACGACGTAGCGGCGTTGGCCGCGCCCAGTGGCGATGAGGTGGACTTCGGCGCGGTCATGTTGGAGGTCCACGCCCGCCGTCAGGACGAGGCCGCCCAACGGCACTTTGCGGTAGGCGTCTTTTAGGAGTGCGACTTGGTCGGTAGCAAGGCTCATGTGTGTCTCTGGTGTTGGTTTGGAAGCGCTTCGGCACGCCAGGGGATGGGGGCTTTGGTGCGGTGCGTCGTGCGGTTCATAGACGCTTGCTCCAACGGTCGGAGCCAAAGCCGCTGTTGGGCAGCGGTGGCATGTCAGGGGGGGCGCTGGGCGGTGTGGGGGTGGCGGTCACGGGGCGCAGGGGGCGGGGGGCGGTGTCAGTGGGCGGGGCGACAGGTGGGTCAAAGAGGCTGCCGTTGGTCGGTTGGTAGAGCGCTTCCAGGGCCTCCCACTGTGATTCGCGCATGACGTCGACTTTGAGTGCCGGGGCCAGGGTGGCCCAGAGGGCGTAGACGGCGGTGTCCAGGGGTTCGTTGCGCACGCCGCGGGGTTTAATCCAACGTCCGGCGTCTTTGTCGAAGTATTCGGCGGTGAGGCCGGCGAAGTAGTGTTCTGGCAGTGCGCCGGGATCAGGGTGCAAGGGGTCAGGGATGTCGTCGCCACGTCCGCCTGGAAAGCGCAGCATGCGGGCGCTGAGGTCTTCGGCGGTGCCTGTTTGGGCGGCGTTGTCTTTGGCGGCCAGGGCGGCGCCTAGCCAGCCGTAGATCATGTGTTTGAGGACGCTGGTGCCGACGCCCCAGACGCCAACGTCTCGGGCGAGTGTTTTGCCGCGTTCGTCCACGGTGGTTTTTGAGGGGCGGTAGACGGCGCGGTCTGATTTGATTTCGGCACGGCCACGCACCAGGTAGAGGGTCTGTTTCAGGAAGCCATGAGGGGTGTCCAGGATGCGGGATTGGCCGGACCAGCCAACGTGTTGTTTGACGAATTGGGCGACGGTTTCGGTCCAGTTGCCGCCGTCAATGGCGACGGCGCTAATGGGCATGTCGATGCCAGAGGCGGTTTTCCAGGTGCCGCGGAGGTAGGCGTCCAGGTCGGTGTAGCTGTCCAGGACGGTGGGGTCCAGGTCGATGACGGCGTAGTCAACGATGTAGCGGCGTTGGCCGCGCCCGGTGGCGATGAGGTGGACTTCAGCGCGGTCATGGGCAAGGTCCACGCCTGCCGCAAGGACGAGGCCGCCCCGGGGCACCAGGCCACGATAGACGCCAGGTTCGGCGAGGGTGGCCACTTCGTGAGCGTTGCGGACGTCGCGTTCGCCTTGGAAGGGCAAGCCCAGAATCAGGTTGGTGAAGCCAGGCAGTTTGGAGGGGTCGCGTTTGGCTTCGGCCCATTTGTCTGCAATCTGTTTCCAGCTCAGGCCCAGGCCCAGGGGGGCGTAGGCGGCCCAGAGGTAATAGCTGCGATGGTCGGGAGGGGCCGAGGGGTTGTGGGGGTGCCAAAACGCGGTGCCGCCGGTGCCGCGTTCTTTGAGGATGGTGTTTTTATGGTGTTCTTGGATGATGCAGCCGTTGACGGCGCAGGCAAAGGTGCCATCCGGTTGGAGGTGTTCCAGGTCCAGGACTTGTTCGCTGCCGCAATGGGGGCAGTGGATGTGGTAGTGGCGTTGGTCGCCGTCAAGGAAGCTTGCTTCAATCGCGCTGCCACCGGCAACGGTGGGGGTGCAGGCGCGGTAGATTTTGCCGCGTTCGCCGTGGGACATGATGCGGGCGGCGATCTGTTGGTCGGCGGTGCCTTGGTTGTTGAGGTTGCGGGGGTATTCGTCGATTTCATCCAAAAATGCGTAGCAGGCGGTGATCTGGCGGAGTTGGCTGGAGGAGTTGGCCCATTTCACGAAGAGGGTGCCGCCGGGATATTGTTTTTCGAAGGTGTTGTTGGTGGTGAGTTTGTTGAGCAGGGGGGGCATGTCCAGGACGCCTGGGTCAAATTTGGCCACGGTCCAGGTGCGGGCGAGGTCTTTGACGGGTTGGGTCACGATCATGGAGTCAATGCCGCGGTCAATGACGTAGCAGACCCAGTTGATGCCGATTTCGGTCGCGCCAATTTGGCCGGATTTCATGAAGCTGACCTGTTGCACGGGGGTGTGGTCGCTGAGGCAATTCATGATTTCGCGCAGCGGGGGGTGACGGTCGGTGCGCCATTGGCCCGGTTCAGCGCCTGAGCCGCGGGCGATCTTGCGGTAGGCATCGGCCCATTGGCTGATCTCCAAGCGCGGGGGCATTTCCCAGGCGTGCTGCCAGGCGGTGGAGACGGTGTGGTAAGCGTTGGCCAGTTGGATGTCGGGGAAGTCGTCAAAGTTCATCCGGATACTCCTTCTTCCTCGAATTCGAGGGTGTCGTTGGCATCGGCGGCTTCGACGGGGTCGGCGTCGGGTGTGTTGGTTTTCAGCAGGGCCGCGGCGGCGTCGCGCATTTGTTTGCAGATGTGGGCGACGTCGGTATCAATGATCTGGGTGACTTTGCCCGCATCGGTCTCCGCCGCCAGTGTTTTGCGGAGTCGGCCACTCATGCCGCGGAGCTGGTTCAGTGCTTGGCGTACCAGGGTGAAGACGGCGCGGTTGACCTCATCTACGCTGGTCAGTTGTTTGGCGTCGACCCCCAAATCAAGTTCTGCCTTGAGTGCACGCGCCACGCGCTCACGGCGGACGGCTTCTTGCACCGGAATGCCCTGCGGCGTCATCACGGTGAAGGTAGGCACGCCGGAGGCAGGAGGGGCAGTCATGCCGCGCTTGCCGCCCTGCACGGGATTCGTCATGCCATCCAGCAGGGTGTCACTGGCGTTCACGTGGATGCGGCCATCGTCGCCCAGGACCACCTTGCCTTTGCGCCGCATCCGACGGATGTAGGAGTCGCTGACGCCGCGGTGCTTGGCGTATTCGGTGGTGGTCATGGTCGTTACGGAACCCATCGGAACCCCCCCGCCCCTACCGGAACCAAAATTGGGAACCAGGACATGCACGCAAAACGGGGTCCGAATTGCCCGCGATGCAGACCCCGGCGGAGGAACCTTTGTGAGCAGCCTGTCTTGGGGTGGAGCCACAGAAATCCCGACCCACGGCTCTGCTGTCCAGACCGTCCAAACGTGGGTGAAGAGGTCTGGACAGCGAAACCCGCGCCGTGATTGGTTTGTCCAAACCGTCCAAACCGTCCAGACCTAGAGGGATATGTAAGGGGATGGATGAAACACGCTCCCTTATACGTGCGCACGTCAAAAAGGTCTGGACGGTCTGGACAGGCCCGCCGTTGCTCGTTCCAGGTCTGGACAGAGGTTTGGACGGTCTGGACAGGTGTGGACAATAGCGGCTCAGAAATCGGGCGCATCATCCCCCCCGTTGTCATCCAGTGGCTTAGACACAGGCGCTCCCTCGTTAATGCAAGCGCCTTCGCGCACCCAACGTTGTTCTCGCGTCTTCGTGTCCGGCCAACGTTTCCGCAGGTGATCCCACGTATCCTCGACACAGCCGTCCCCCTGCACAGGGTCACGCCCGAGACGCTTCATGATGTTGGCAACACGCATTTGGGCACTTCTGTCGTGCCTGGCAGGGTCCATGCCGATAGCAAACTCCAGTAGCTCATCGGTGGTCGTCCACAGGACACGCCCTGCAGTGAGCTTCAAGCGCTGTGGTGCAATCTCCCTCCCATCCCCAGCTTTGCGAAATTGACCGGCGAGGAATTGCTCCACGCGGGCCTCCCAGCTATCGCCGATGTAGCGGGCGGCCTGCTCGGCGGGGGCGTCATCGGGCAGTACCCAGAACGGGAAGCGATCAAGGAACAGCCGCACTGCCTCGGCCCATAGCTGATCGCGCTCGGCCACAATGCGCGAGACATCCACGTTGCCATCCGCACGCACCGGCAGAAAGCGCCGCCCGCCGGTGGCATCCTTCAGGTATTCCCGATCATTGGTCGTGCCAACAAACACGCACTCCCGCCGGTAACTACTCGGCAGGCGTTCGTAAGGCGCGCGAAATTTATCGGTACGTCGGGTGATCGCCACTTTCACCGCGGTCACGTCCGCCTTGCCGAAGCTGTCCATCTCGCCGATCTCCACGCCCCAGCATCCCTGGATAACCTGATAAAAGTCCTTCCCCGTGGGCGACTCAGCCGTTTCTACAAACCAGTAGGTGCCGAACAACTCGCTGAGTGAGGTGGACTTGTGCTTGCCTTGCGGGCCTTCCAGCACCAGCATGAAATCCACTTTGGCCCCAATGGATGGATTATTGCGATCCACCCACAGCACCCGCGCCACGGCACCGACCATGAAACACAAGGAGGCTTGCCGCGCATAGGTGCTGTCACGGGCACCGAACATGTCGATGAGCATCGTCTCCACGCGCGGCGTCCCGTCCCACTGCACCCCCGTCAGGTAGTCACGGATCGGGTGCCGCCGATGCCGCCGTGCGACCGCAATCACGGCCTTGAGCACGTTGTCATCGCTGCACTTCATTCCATAGCGCTCTGGATGCTGGAGCCATGCCGCAAGCTCGCTACTGTCGGCATCCACAAACTCATCGCGGGTACTGCCATGCCACGGTGCCGGACGGGCCATCACCACCTGGTTACTGGAATCGTTCAACCAGAACAACCCTTGCAACCGCTCATCGTTCTCAATGATGGTGATGAGGTTATGCATCGTGCCCTCGACATGACCGTCGCGGGTGCGCGTTAACAACTGCTTCCAGTCATCGGACCCTGGCACACCGCCATGACCACCGCCACCCCCATGCGTCCGGCCCTTACCACCATCCAGGAGCGTGATGACCGGCCTCGTCATTGCCCCCCTCCCCGCACTACATTGACGTCAACACGCCGCGCCGCCGCCCAGGCCGCCGCCTGCGGGGGTGTCCAGCCATCCTTCTCGAAGGCATCGGCCAGATCCCAGCCCTTGCTGCACCCGTGCGTGTCAATCAGGCCGATACTGCGCACCCCCACGCGCGACACGTAGTGCGCCACACCCGGCGTGACATCACCGGCATCCGTGCGGTTGCCCAGCATGGCCTTGCGGCCTACTTCATCCGCATCCGGCCACAGCACCACATCGCGCCCGGCCAGCGGCGTCCAGTCCACCTGACGAATCCCGTTCGTGCCCCCGGGCCAAGCAACCACCGCATACTGCGGCCACGCGCGCGCACCGGCTGCGCAACACTTTTCACCTTCGACAATCAACACCGGCGCGCCTGGCTTGACCGCCAACGTATCCAAACCAAACAAGGGCCGCGGTGCTGGGAAATGCTGCAAACACCACTGCCGCGCCCCGGTCGGACTCACGCACCAGGTGAGCGTCGGCGTCCACTTTTTGAGCGTCCCCGTGTCCCGATCCTTGATCTGCGCCCGCGCCACGTAGCCGAGCAAACGGCCCTGCGCATCCCGGTAGGCATCCAGGCGCTGCACCTTCAGAGGAGCGGCCCTCCCTCGCTTGGGATTCCATAGCGGCACCGTCCAGTGCGCATCACGCATCACCTCCGGCGCATCCTCCGGTACCGGCAGCAACGGCACCCAGACCCTGTCAGGCACATACTCTGGCCGCTGCCGCGGCGCCTGTTGCGCGGCCTGCGGCAAGGCACCACGATCAAGCTGACGCACCGCCTCACGGAAATCCACGTTGAGGTAACGCATCACAAAGCCAATCGCATCATGATGCGCGCCACACCCAAAGCAATGCACAAACCCTTTATGGGGAATCACGGTGAACGAGGGGGTGTGCTCGTCATGGAACGGACATAAGCCCGTGTACTCAGCGCCTGTACGCCGCAGCGTCACATAGCCGCCCACCAGCTCGACCAGATCAATCCGCGCGCGTAATGCCTGCGTATCCACCCTAGTCATGCTGCTGCGCCCGCTCACGGTTGACCTGTATTCCCCATTGCACCCGAAAGTACGCGGCGACGTATTCCCTACATCCTGGTTGGGCCGTACAGGTGGTGCGCGGGCACACCTGCGGCAGCGTCTGGATGTACGCCTTCCACTGCGTCCGTGGCTGATCCCGGAGCGCCTCGACGGCCTGACCCAAACACCGCGACACACTCATCTGCCCCCCCGCAACAGCAACACCCCTTGCTTGCGCTGGGATGCTTCGGCGTCTACCCGCATCCGTTCACGCTCAGCCAATGCCGCCGCACCGCTCAAACCAGGCTCACTGGAGTACAACGCCGCCAGCGCCGCGCGTAATCCGGCGCACTGCCGCAGCGTCATCGTGCCCCTGCCTTGACGGCGGTATCCACTCGGTAAACGGTGACGGGCCATCATGCGGCCTCCTCACCAGCAACGGTGGGGTGTTCCTGACCGTGATGACCTGCGGCACAACACGCCTTACGCATCCGTGTTCTCCTGCTGAAACATCGCTTGCACTTGACCGCGAATCCCCAACACCGCCGCGATCACATCGTCGGATTCATCCAGGATGCGCCGCGCAAACGGCAGGTCATTTGTATCAATACGGCCATCGGCTAAGGCCGGTGCAATCACTTCCAACAACTGCGCAAATTCACTCACTAGCTCAGCCACACCCACGACGCGCGCCGCAGGGTTAGCAGTGGGCAGCCGCACCGGCAACACCCCACGCCGCCGCGCCAAGTCGCGCTCGCATTCGCCGCGATACGGCTCAGGCAGCGCCAACATCCAGGCATCCACCAGATCCGCAGGAAGCGTCTTAACCGTGCCATCCATGTAACGCCGCAGCACCTGCGCGTTATTGCGCATGTCTTCGGCAACATCATCGCCAATACGCAACGCAACGCCGCGCACGTCAGGGGCGGTGAGTGAGAGATATTTCTCGGCTAACACCATCGCAAACGACTGCGCATTCATTGCGGTTTGGTCCAACATGCGCCGCGTATATCCATAGATCACGCTTTGTAGCGGCGGCAGAAAACGAGGCTCACGCTTCATGCACGCCTCCAATGGCAGGGGCACCCTGTCCGTCATGCCGAACATCACTCCCTGTCCTAGCCATCAAGAAAATAGCGCTGCACGTGCCGGCAGATGCAGTACTCAACACACTTCACCCCACGCGCGGACTTCACGGCGTAATTCCAGGCACGTGCACGCGTTGCCGTCGATCGCCCCACACGTGCAGGTGTATCCATATGGCTCGCCAGGCACGCAGCGACGTCGCGGCGTGATGCCCTGCTTCTTCAGAGAAACAAAGAAGGAAACACGTTCTGCGTCGCTAAGTAGGTCACTATGGAATTGAGCCTGCAATGTAGACAGGTCTTTGGTGAAGCCGCGTTCTTGAAGACTGGGCGCAGTCAACCAATCACGCACCGCAAGACGGGCGCGTTCGATCAGGAAATGCACAGGGTGACTCTTGAGAGTGAAAAAAGATGGTTTAGGCCGCGGCATTGGATGCCTCCGGCCTGTGGTCTGTGATGCAGGCGTCGGATTCCGCTTGACCTGCGGCGACTGTGCCACGCAGATATTCCCAATCCACGTCTGGGCGCAGTTCTTCACAGGTAACTTCGCCACTGGTGACGCGCTCAATGGAAGGACATCGCTCAGCGGGCACTGGTCTGACACCATTACACCACTGGTTCACGGTTGGCGACGAAACACCAAGCAAGCCAGCAAGTGCAGACTGGCCGCCAACCAGTTGACACGCAACATTGATGGCAATCGGTTCATTCATGCAAACATTTTTAGGCATTGCCTAATTAATGTCAATAGGCATTGCCGAAATTCTTGGGCGTATTGACTATTAGGCAATGCTTACAGGTGAACAACTAGGGCGGGCCATCAAACAAGCCATGCAACTGAAGGGCGTCACCCCCACAAAGATGGCGGAACACTTCGGCGTAAAGGCCCCATCGGTCTATGGTTGGATCAAAGAAGGCCGAATCAGTAAGGAGAAATTGCCTAGTCTTTGGTCGTATTTCTCGGATGTGGTAGGGCCGACGCATTGGGGATTGGAAGCATGGCCCAGCGGTGGAGTTCCAGCGCCCCCTATGAAAGGTACGGACATCACAGAGGCTTATCATGCTGCATCAGCAGCAACTCGCGCGGCGGTTGACTTACTCTTGCTTCCAGCACGACAGCGTGCGCTAGTACTTTCCGCTGCCCCACCAGCGCTAGCGGGCGGGGTGGACTTAATTGAACAGTATGCACAGGCGGCGCAGAAAATTCGAAAAAGAGCCTGAACAAGTTGACTTAAGGCTAGTTTGGTCAGATGGTGAATGGATGTAGCAATAGGGATCAAAACAACAAGCCTAAAGCCAATTCACGTTATTAGCCTTAGGCAATCTAATTGCATCGTGAAACTTATAGATGACATTCGCCGAGAAAACTTGGCAAAGGCGGCCGAAGAACTAGGCTCAATCACTGCGCTTGCAAAGCGACTTGATCGTTCTGATTCGCAAGTCAACCAGTGGATACATGGGTCAACCCATTCCGCTACTGGAAAGCCTCGCGGAATGCGTGCGGACACAGCCAGGTTCGTCGAAATCCAGTGTGGAAAGCCGCTTGGCTGGCTAGACATTGATCACAGCTCCAAAAAGTCGAGTGTGTCAGCCGATAACACCAGCGCCGTAGCATGGGCCGCATATCAACAAGCCACGGCAGCAACTCGCGCGGCGGTTGACCTACTCTTGCTTCCCACGCAGCAGCGTGCAGCATTACTTTCGGCTGCACCACCAGCACTAGCGGGTGGAGTGGACTTAATTGAACAGTACGCACAACTGGCGCTGCGATCTCGAAAAAGAGCCTGAACAAGTTCGCTTAAGGCTAGTTTGGTCAGATAGTGAGTGGATTTGGCAATAGGGATCAAAACAAATCGCAAACAGCGGCTTGTAATGGTTGTCAAGGCTATTGAGCGCATCAACCAGGCGACACACATGCACGTTGCCGTTAGTGCCCTTTGACCAAAATGCGCAGCGGTTCACCCCAAAGGGGTAATACCAACACTCTGACTAAATGGCAACTGATGATTAAGGCTGCTTGGCCGCCTGCGGCGGTGGCTGCAATGTTTGGGCAGGAAGTTGGATGGTGATTAAGGAGGACTGAGCTTTGATCGGGGCAATACCTTTAGCGATTCTGGCCAGGGCTGATCAGAATTCCCAACCTTCGCTCTCCATGAAACCTTCGAGGTCAAGGCATGGGATCTTAAAGTGCTCACAGATGTTGGGTATCTTGACGGAGTTTGGCTTGAGCCGCTCCATCGTCACGACCGTGCCCTTAATGGCGTAAGCACGGGCCGTAATGAACGCGTCGGCATTTAGGCCGCCCTTTAAGAATTTCTGCGTCTCAATGTTGTTCTGGAAGTGGGGCACCGAATATATCTCCGTGACGAAGGCGCACTTCTCCGCACTAGGCGTCGTGAAGAGGTTCTTATTGACCTTAGCCCATTCGTTATCAGCTCCAAGCACACCTTCGTGTAACTCCCGATATACCTCCAACGTCGAAGTGATCTTGTCGTCCGCAACGAGCTGGTCGAATGCCTTCCACAGCGAAACGAACCGCTTGCGGTAGTAATTCTTGTGTAAATTAGAAATGACGTTAGTGTCCAATACGTACATCAGAGACCTCCCCCCGCAAATTTTTCAGCGAAGGTCGGTAAGCTCTTTGGCTTGAGGTTCAGATATTCAGCGAGCTGGCCACGATCAAAACGGTGCTGGTAGTACCGAGTGAAAGCCAAGTCAATGTAACGCTGGCCAAGGTAGGTGCGCTGGCTGTTGTAGTAATTTCCCGACGACTTCGTATCCTTGGGTTTCATCTGCGCTGCCCATTCCTTTGCGGCGGCCTTGTATTCTTCCGCATCAATCAATTTACGGTCCAGCAGCTTCCGATAGATCACCTCTCGGCTTACGTTTAAGTACTTTGAAAATTTCTCCGCAAGCGACCGATCAATTTGTTGGGTGCCTTTAAGCATATTGTCGAGCACCTCGTCGGGCACCAGTACGCGAGCAGCCAAGTCGTTACAGCTAATTTCGATATTGCGCTCGGCATTGCCTAGGTGATCTATGAAATGATCATCGGATAGATCAACTCCGCTCGTGTGGAACAACAGATGACTCAGCTCATGGAAGAGCGTAAAAATCTGTCGCGCCTTCGTCGAACTATTGTTGATATAGATGATCGGAAACTCGTCATCGTAAAGACAGAAGCCGAAGTAATTGGGAGCACTGAACGCGTCCTTAAAGACGTAGACCCCCGCCTTCGTGGCAAAAACCTCACGCCACTTTTCCAACGCCTCTTCGAAGCTCTTCCAACTCACTTGCTCTTCGATGCTCACGCCAAGATATGCACGCACCTTTTCCGCGATCTTGTCTAAAGAAACTTTAGGAGGGAACTTGAGGTCGGCGGAGATCACTCGCCCAGCTGGATTCTTGGAGTCGTTCAGTTCGGCTAAGTTGAGCTGCATTGCTTGGCCACGACGCAAAAGGAATCGCACCGTACGCGGAATAGCAGCAAAGTCTTCTACCGTAAGCGTGCGGAAAGATTTCTCAACCGACGGCAATGTGGGCGGCTTCGGAAAAAAGAAGACAGCAACGGGAATCTTGAACCGCGTTGCCATCCGTTCCACCTGAACATAGGTAGGCAGCGCCTCCCCTGCTTCCCAGGCAGCAATTCTCTTGAAGTGACGCGCGGCATCATCTATCGAATAGCCGGCATGTTCACGCGCCCACTGCACTACAGAGGGGGTAATTGGCACACCTTGCTTTATCTCGGCCATGCTACCGACCTTCACCAAACTCTACGGAAACTGGCACGTTGTGCTTCCTAAACAGATCATGCAGGGCTTCGACTAAGCAATCTTTGACGTTATGCCAGGTCTTAGCCTAGACCATTCGTGGGGATGCCTTAACCTCAGCCAGGAAATAGGCCAAAATATTGACCTCGCACGGTTTGTGGACCTACCGACGCCTTGCTGGCAGCGCTTTACAAGCGAAGTGCTCTTCTTGTCTTTGCCCTCACCCATCAGCTTTCAATAAAATTGCGGATGAGCGTGTTCATACCTCGCATTGTAATGCACGGATCATTTCCCCTGCGGCGGCGGCTGCAATGCTTGAGCAGGAACCTGGATGATGATTGGGGATGGCTGCGTCCCTGTGGGAGCGGAAGTCTTAGGTACCGCATTGTTAAGCACAAACGTCATGATGACGATAAATAGCCCAACCCCACCTACCATAGTGCCAACTACCCACTTGGTTACCTCATGGCTAGCTTTCTCAACATCGGTTTTGGTAGCTAGCGTTGGTAGAACGGCTTCCAGTTTGGCAATACGTTCAGGAACACTATTGTGCGTGCTTCCACTACCTATTTTATGATCATCATTCATTTGTCTATAGTGACGCTTGACTGTTTACCCCGCAAGTTATGCATTCCCCCACATCAACCACTGAGCCGTAATACGCTTGAACCAGGGCAGTTTATGCGATGGATAGTCCTTTAGATCGGCATAAGATCGCGTCACCTGGTTCTCACACAAAATATCCAAGGCAACAAAGATAGGCGGCTCATCGCTTTCTATCTCCAGGCGCTGTTTGACCCAGGCAGCAATCTGCTCTTGCCTGGCTTGAGGGTGTTTCACAATGCCGCTTTCCAATTGAGAGAAGCGGTGACGCAGGCCGTTATAGAGGGACGCCATCTGCGCCGTGCCCAGGCTAATAATGCAATCAATAGCAATACATGAAAACACAAACCCTGTTAACTCTGGGTTTTCCATCATTTAGCGGAAAATTAGGCATTGCCTATTGACAATTCTATTAGGCAATGCCTAAATTTCTCCGTAGCCCCACGACACCCGCACCCAGCGGCAGGGGCCAGGAGATAGCAAAATGACATCAAGCATCATCAAGAAAACAGCAGACTACAAAGCCAAAGAAGCCGCCCGCGTGATCGAACAAGCGCCGCTGTTCTGCTGGAACGGCATCAAAGACGCAACGGGCAAAAAGCTGCAACCCGCCTATTACTCAGAAGGGGCAGTAACAGACTCAGAAAAAGCGATCTTTATTCATGCCACTGGTGGCACAAGTTTCAGCCCGCAGGTGCTCAACTGCTTTAAGGCCCTTGAAACCAACTACTTAATGCGAGGCTTTTCCAAGTGTGATCGCATCCACGTCCACCCCTTCCATCCGCTGTATTCGCAGGTAAAGGCTGCCGCTAAAGCCAATGTCATGCAGGAAGAAAAGCAGCCCACAACGCAGGCCGCTGAAAGCATGGGGGTGGCCGCATGAGCGCCACGACCGCATCCGAAACCAGAAAAGCACCACTGTTCTTCTGGAACTGCATCAGGGATGAGGAAGGTGGCGTGAGGACAGGTGTTTACTATTGCGAGGCAGAAGGGGGGGAAGCGCCAGAAGGCACGTTAGAAATCGTTTGTTTCTACCGCAATTATTTTAGCAAGCTCGTGTGGTCATGGTTTGGGGGAAGACAGGACAGCGAAATAAAAGCGCGTTTGCGTGATGGGGAGGTAGAGGGCTACATGCATGTGCATCCAGCGCACCCGCTGTATCCACAGGTGAAGGCGGCTTATGAAGCACGGGAAGCACTCTTCGATTCACCACCCCCATCCGTAAATACATGCGGGGGATGCAACGCCTCCGCTAGTAACGAGGCGGCCGT